TCTTAATCTTGTTTGTATCATTAACCCTAAAGTTAGGTCTCACGCAACCAACAAGCTTACCTGGTAATGCTTTTAATAGTGGTAAGTCATCCTCACGAACTTCTACAAATGGAGTGAAATTCATGTGTGGGCTAACAATAGGTGGTTCATCAGAAATAAAGAATGTATTTATTGCATCTAACATATCTTTATGGATAGGAAGCCCATATCCATTAGAAAATGTATTCTTTATTGAGTCCCCTGCTATGTGTAACCCAGCTATCTTTGCTCCAACAGTGTAAGGTAAACCACACCATCCAGCTTTTGTCTGTATTTGTGCACTGAAAAACACTTGATGATCATATCTCCCATTAAATGTTGGTGATGCATATCCAAGATTAGTACAATTTAGCGCTTTGTAGCGTAATTGGCAATCTGTCCAAGTAAATTTTTCTTTTACATGGGGACTGCAAAAAGCTCCACCTTTACTAACTGCAAGTATACTCTGTGGCTCTTCTGCTAAAATGTGAGTTCTTATATCACTATACTCACGCCCAACTGGGACATTCCACAGCACCAAATCATGGTATGCCTCAGTAGGTTGCTTCTTTTCGTTTAGAGGATCAATAAATGACTCCTCTAATACCACTTTATTGCCTATTGTTGAAACAGCATCAGTTCTAAAATCTCTAACATACTTAGTTTGAGGCAAATGTACCAACTGAACACCAATGTGATGTGGTAATATGGCCAATCTTTTTCCAAGCATGAGTGCGTAACCAAGACACACACGTCGTTGCATAACACCCTCTAAGTAACCAACTTCAACTATATTACCACTAACTTTTTGTTGTACCGACTGTACATGTACGTCAGTAGATTCAGACACAATCTCAGTCTTCTTACCTAAAGGTCGCATCGTAGCAGTGGGTTTAACAGTAGTTGTGGACGTGTCAGATTCCACACTTGGTTTCTTTAATTTATCAATGACAAAACTAACGATACCAAATATCATTAATATAGAAGCAACTAAAGCTATAGCACCAACAATCCAATTTGTTGGGGTAACACTTGATAAACCTTTTATGATGCCATCTCTC